AATCGAGGGGATCGCCATCTAGCGCACCTTGACGAGGGTTAACGTAATGTTGTATCGGACGATCTTCAACCCATTAACGATCACATTTTCGGCTGATGCCTTTGGCGGCGCAGTCGGGAACCAGCTATTGCGGGCTGGTGGCTGTTTGATGATCTCAGTGTACCAATACTGGATGTTATCCCATCCCGTCGCGTCCGTGTAGCCTGCCAGATCCTTGACCTTTGAAATGCCCGGCGGACCGGAGAGGTAATGCGTGCCCTGTGCGGTTAGGTTGAGCTGTGGGGCATCCTGAAATGCGTCAGGAACGGCAGTGAGTGTCAGCACAACATCCGGCCTGCCGCTGATCTGGATGGTGTACGTGCCAAGGTCTACGAGATCCTGATCTTTGACTTCCTCTTCCTTGTCCTTGTCCTTCTGCTTGATGGCAACGGCAAGGGCCTGGGCGGCGTCCACCAGCTCAGCAGAGGCATTCCAGAGCGTGCCCTCGCGGATCGCCTGCGGTGCCTTGGTGAACCAGCAAGGAACGTTGCTTACCGCTGGCGGTTCAGTGGTGCTGAACGTTATGGTTGTGCCGACGCTGTTCGTCGCAACGCTGTCGGGATCGTTAAAGCGTGTATCGCGCCACGTGTTGTAGGCAGTGAGCAGTCCGGTCCACTCGGATTGAGTCAGGAACCCTGACACCTTCCACTTGCGGATGGTCAGACCCTTTTCCGTGTCCTTCTCGTCGTAGCCAGTAGGCTGCGTGTCGAGGTAGGAGTAGGTGCTACCGCCAATGGTTACGGTCCCTGGTACGGCGGCCTTCTTCTTATCCCGGTCTGCAATTTGTACAGCAAGCGCTTCGGCAGCATGAACCAGTTCGACGGATGCCAGCCACATCGCGCCTTCCCGCGTGGCTTCTGGCGCCTTGGCGTACCAGCAGGCAATCCCGCTGACGGCTGGCGGCTCGGTAGACGTGAATGAAACTGTGGTCCCGACGGCGTTCAGAAGAAGGCTGTCACCCTCGGCAATGCGAGTATTGCGCCAGGTGTTGTAACCCGACGTCATGGTTGTCCATTCGGTCTCGGTGAGGTAGCCGGAGACCGTCCACTTCCTGGCGGTAAAACCCCTTTCTGTTTCCCTCTGTTCGTAACCAGCCGGCTGCGCGGTAAGAAGGGTGTAGGTTTCGGAGCCGATCGTCACGCTCATGCCACACCTCCTAGGATGTCACCCGTGGCATCAACCTTGCCGCTAGCAACGCTGAGGTTCACCTGCCACGACTTCTCCAGCAATGCTTTCACCTGCGTGGCGAGGTCAGTAGTTGCAGCAGCTACGGCTTCGTTAACCTTTGTGGCGGCATCTGAGAGGCTCTCTGCCTTGCCGGCCAGAGTGAAAAGGTCTTCGGTCTTAACGTCATCTAGTCGCAGCCTGCCAAGAGAATCAATAAACGCGCCTTGGAGCTTGTCGGCAATGGCTCGAGCCGAAAACTGATCTGGACCAGTTCCAATCTGGGATCTAATGTCGCGCCCGGCCTTGTTGCGAAGCTCATTCTTTGTGTCTTTGTTTAGGAACTCAAAGGCAGACTGCTGGGCTTTCTGCAGACCATCGTATGCTTCCTTCAGGTTCTTTTCGGCCTCACGTGATGCCTTGAACTTAGCATCAGCACCCGACAGCATGGCAGTCTGCAGGTTGACACCCGCAGCATCTAGCGCTACCTTTGCCTGGATCACCTTCGGATCGTCCTGCCTAAAGCCAGCCGCAATCAGTGCCTGATCGTATGCGGCACCCGCTTGCTTAAGCGCTGCCTGCTTCTCCTCGATCGCCAGCCGCTGCTTAGCACGCTCAAGCGCCAGTCCATCAAGCAGCCCGGCCTGGAACTGCAAGGCGTATTTAGCTTGTGCGTCACCGATGGTTCCTTGTGCTTTGATGCGAGCATCATCAGCCTTAATTCCCCGCTCCTTAGCTTCCGCGAGCGCCTTTTCCGCTTCGGCCTCTTTTAGTTTATCTTTTAGGCTTTTGCCAGTGTTGGGAATTGGCGGCGGAGCTTTCGGCGGTCCCACCACTGCCTTTGCGACCTCACGAGTAATCCCGCCGGCAGCCAAGTCAAAGCCTTTGCCAATCAACTTGCCGAAGCCAGAGTTGGCCACTGCCGCAGCAGCATCCCTGACCTTAGTCAATGCTACCTCTAGGATTTGTAGCCCCGCGATCATATTGTTAATGGCGTTCAGCACCAACGGCGTTATCATCTGCCCAAGCGGCACCGCAGCCGCCTTCAGTCCATCCACCAACGAAGCCCACTGCGTATCCAGCTCAGTGGCGCCCTTCTTGCCGCCTTCGTAAAACTTGCCCCCGGCATCTGTCATGCTCTCCAATGCCGCGACCACGGCAGAAGCAGGGATCGCACCTTCCAGCGCTTCAAGCTCTGTTCGGCTCTTCCCTGTTGCTGCCGTCATGGCGTCCCAGATGGGCAGGCCAGCTTCTGCAAACTGTTTAAGGTCCACCGCACTCGCGCCGCCCTTGGAGACGATCTGCGAGAAGTTGGTGGCAAGTCGCTGAATAGGCGTGCCAGTGACGGTGGCAATATCGCCTAAGCGCTTTGTCCACTCGACAGAATCCGCAGCGTTTAGGCCGAACGCCTGTAACTGTTTAGATATATCAGCCAGCCCAGGGAGGTCAAATGGCGTCTCTAACGCATATTGCTTCAGGTTCAGGATGATTGCGTTGGTAGCAGCCGTAGATCCCGTCAGCACCGTTAGCTGATTGATCGTCCGCTGCAGGTCATTCGCTGTTCCGACTGCTGCGGCGCCAAGAGCCACCATCCCAGCGGCAACGCCAGCCACCACGGCGCCAGTGCCTACCAATCCCGCAAATCCGCCAGCGATGTTGGCAATCGCACTGCCAGCCTGCCCTGCTGCGCCAGGCAATGCACCCAGGCCAGACTCAATAGCCGTAAACGCATTAGCCCTAAGACCGCCGCCGGCACCGGCCACGGCACCCCGGATCGAAGTGCCAGCCTGAGTCGCTGTTTGCTGTGCGCGATTCAGACCAGCCCGTAATGCCGAATCGTCCGCAAACAGCCTTAGGACCGCAGTGCCTAGGGAATCCGCCATTACCTACCACATGCCTCCTAACAGGTTGCCTCTGATCCGGCAACCTGCCTTAGCGGCATAGGGCAATGGCATCGGCACTGGCATCATTGGCAAACGCAACTGCCGTCTTTACCGTTGTTGATGCTGGCGGTGGCACTGTAACGGATCCAGCTACAGGCAACGTAGAGCCGGCTACTACCACGCTGCCAGTCACGATGTACCTGCGCCAGGGCAGCGTAACGCCGGCTGATCTGCAGGGCGTGCAAGTTGATGCGGAAGTGTTCGAGGGCTACGCGATCAACCCGCAGGCGCTCGATGCACGTATTGTTACCGGCACACAGGGAACGCTGACCTTTGCCTCTGACGCGGCATCTCGGTGCTCTGTCGCACGAGTGAGGCACCCTTACGGCACATCAGGACTGTTGGGCGGCACTCTCCAATCAGTTTTGGGCGACAAGATCCGCATCGTGCGTTACCTGCAGGTCTGATGGCAGTAATCAATGCCACTTTTACGCTCACCGGATGGGAAGGCAATAAGCTGAAAAGTCGGGTTGCCTTCATCATGACCGATTACGGGAAGGCGCTGGATCGGCAGCTCAAGGAAGAAATCAAGTTGGTTCAGTTTGACTGGCCGGGTATCACGTACCGCAGGAACGGCACCATCGAGGGTAGCCCGCGAGACATTGTGGATACAGGCCGCTTCCTTGCATCGCAGCGCCGCAGCAGGCCCAATGCAACGACTTTCGTTTATACCTGGGGCGGCAGCGCAGGGGTCAACTATGCAGGGATCATCCTCAAAGGCAGACCAGATACCGCCGCCTACCCCGGCCGTAATTGGATTGAGCGCGCACTTAACAACCTGCCGCTAGACAAGTTCTTTGCGACGGCATGGAACAGAAAGGTGACTAACTACGAAGATATCGACTGGACCACGCCCTAGCGGGGACGCCCCCTAGCCTCAGCTGATCGTTGCCACCACGAACGTGGGCAGCGTATCGCCAGCACCAACAACCGGGGCATCGAAGATGGTAAGGCGATCGCCCACCGTGTAGCCAGTACCACCGCTCACGATCACGGCACTGTTGATCACGCCACCGGATACGCCCACCGTTGCCGTAGCGCCGTAGCCAGTGCCGCCAACCAGGGGCACCGCAGTCCCAGCGCTGAGGCTCGCGCCACCGCTCGTGAT